GTTCGATAGGTTGGCCTCCTTTTTGGTTTGGTTTTGGTTGCGATTCAATAAGAATAGATGCACTCAGTATGCCTAAGTAGGCCATTTAACACAGAAAATGCCAGGAAATAGCGTAGTGCGATTAAGTAGTTACTTTTAGGTATTATTTTTTTGTAATTCCTAACACCTGAATACAACATGGAAAGACAGTTTTTTTGACCATTACCCTGATACCGCAACTTTCGCTCCTTATTTGTAATACGGGAAATAAGTTACACGGTATAAATTACTTGACAATAAGATGAGGCAAAATACAATTATTTATACCATTACAACATTCTCACTATCCTTGTAATATTTTGCGTTACTTCAGGAACAAGGCAAAACTCCACCCTTGCCCGCTGCTATTGGGATTTTTCAAGGCGTTATTTAGGAGATATTAAGTATTTTTGCTTAAAGGTTGTTCATACTACATGAATCGCCAAGTCGAATTCCTTATAGATCAGTCCCTCCTGGCTGGGCATACGGCACAGCATCTCTGACTCCCAGGTCTCTCTGGACACCTTGCGCTTGGCGGAGATGGCGTCCTCCACCGGGTAAAAGCCATCGGCCTGGCGGGCCCGGCCTTCACAGTCCTCCCACAGATCGCAGGTTTCGCAGTCCCGATCTTCGCATTTCTGTAAGGTGTCGATGATGCACCATTTAAACAGCTTGTAGCCGCTCTCGGCAGCCTCGGTCACCACCCGGTTCATCAGGCCGTAAGCTTTGTGCATGGTGCTGTAAATATGCACGCCGGCCCGGACCCCATGGGCCGACTTGGGGATGAGCAGCGCGGCGTCGTAGATTTTGTCCTCAAACTCATCCACTTCGTCCAGTTTAAGCTTCTGAGGATGGGGGCCCCGGACGCTCTTGGGGGAGGCGGTGAGTATCTGGATGTTGGAACCGTTCACCAGGTGGGTGCGGGTGCGCAGGGCCTCCCCTTCCACCAGGTGCTGGAAGGGCAGGGTGATGAAGCCCTTCATGTGCTCGTACATGCGGAGGCTCTGCTCTCCGGACCCGCCCAGGATTTTGGTTTCGCAGTTGGCCTTGAAAATTGAGTCCAACCAGCTTATTAAAGCCCCGTTAAAAGTCTTCCCGCCGCTGCGATTAGCCCAACAGATGCAGTCCATCACCTCCTCGAAAAAGGCCGCCACGACGTATTCCGCCGGCGGAGTGTGCTCCGGGCAGACCCTGGCCCGGGGGATGTGGATGCCCCAAAAGATCTGGATAAAATCAAGCAACTCCTCGGCGTCCGCAAACCCATAGGTTTGGTGGTATTCGATAAGCTGCCTGATCTCTGTCATCGTGTTCCCCACACTCATGAAACCCTCGCCTTGCCTTGCCCTGCCACGGCTCGCCAAGCCACACCCAGCCCAGCCTTGCCAAATCAGAGATTTATGCCTTTGCGGGAGCAATCGCACGTTAGCAACCTGTATGCCAAAGCCCCGGTTTTGCCCGACCCCGCCGCCCAATGGGTCTCCCGCCTGCGCGTCCCGTAGGGGTAAAATACGGGCGATACGGAAGGCAATGGTTTTGGTAAGGTGGTTTCGTGTTCGCCCGAATACGGATGTATACGCAACCCGGGAAACATAGAATTAGTGTGGGTTTTCCCGTTTTGCCGGTCGGCCCCGAAAAAGTTGGGCCGGAGGTGGCACCTGGGTGGGAGCCGCGCTTACCTGGCCCCCCGTTATGGGGGTCAAGTGGGGAATTGACCTTATTGTAAAATTGGTTTGCCATTATTGTAACATATTGATTTTTCGAGAAAATAACTAAATCCGGGTTGCCATTGTCGTCGTTGTCGGCCCTGATGGTAGATCTTCGGCCTTGCGTCTCGCACATCATGGCCTGGGGGGGCTTGCAATGGCCGGGATAGTGAGGGTTACGGTCCTCCCAGTAGCGGCAGACTTCCGTCTCAAACAGGCTCCGGGCTTTGAAATGGCGGCAGTTTGCCATCCTCGCTCCTCCTCTTCGATAAAATCATTGATCCCTGCCCTGCCAAGCCACGCCACGCCCCACCCCGCCCAAGCCTGCCGGGCCCAGCCTAGAATGAAATTGAAACTTCGCCACGCCATGCCCCGCCTCGCCGTGCCGGACCTTGCCACGCCGCGCTCCGCCACGCCATGCCGCGCCTGACCCCGACCCGCCTGGCTCAACTCATTAATTCTGCTGTAAATTTCCCGAACGTTCCTCTCTTTTCGATTCTGAAATCCCCCACCCCGATGACCTGGCCCGCGATGTTCAAGGCCTCTTCCACCTGTTGAGGGGTTGTAATATCCAGGTCAACCTCCAGGTGGACATGGCAGCCCCATTTCTCGAATTTGGGCCGGCTTCTCAACACGCCGTTGCGTTGCACGATGGCCCGACGGGTGTCGATGCAATATTCCCTGAGAGGTTTGCCGGTGTCCGGGTCAACGAGCACACTATATTCGTCCACGTTGAACACCGCCGCCTGGAACACCGAAACGGCACTGGATCGACCCACTTTCTTCCCCTTGAGGCCGTTCAGAAGGGCTGACCGGAAAGCAATCGAGGGTATGCAATAGTTGCCGTCATCGTCGAGGTACAGCCCGGTCCGGGCCTCATCCTCCGGGGTAGGGATTTTTTTAACTTTTGGTGAGTTTGCATTAGGCTGCATCCCCGCCGGGTTGTGGGTCAGCAAGGGGAAAATGCCGGTGATCCTGAATTTGCATAACGCCAGATTCATGCTCTTTTTCTCTCCTTTGCTTCAGTTTGGGTTATTCTGGGGCTACCTGGGGCGCTTTTTGTTATCCATGCCAAGCCAAGCCATGCCATGCCAAGCCACGCCAAGCCTTGCCTGGCCCCGCCTGGGCAAGCCTTGCCCCACCAGAAACCTTAAGCCACCTTCTCCAAGGTCAAACTGTTCAAAAGTTCCCGAAGATGGACCAGTTCGCTGACAACCTTTTCGTTTTTCAGGTCCAGGCTGCCGGTCTCAATGAGCTTGATGATCTGCCGAATTAACAGTGACTGTGGCTGCCCGGGCAGCATGTCCATGGCCTCTGCCTGAGACCTGGTCAAGGTTTTTCCGGCCAAGTGGTGCACGCTCCGTTTAAGAGGCACTTTGGCGCCGTGGGCCGTTACCGCTTGTTTAATATGGGCCACCTTGGTCTGGAGGATTATGCTGATTCGGTCCGTCGTTATGCCCAGGGCCGAAGCCACCACCATGGGCTCAAGTTTGAATTGTTCAGACTTCAGGATGGCGCCGGTCAACTCGGCCCCGGTGATCCCCTTGCCGTGGCGGGCATTCAGCCGCAAGGCGTCAAGATAGCGTTCCCGCTCGTTGGCATAACGCCTGACCTCAACCTCAATTCCGGCCTCATCGCCATAGGCGCGCATGACTGCCCGCCGCCGGTGGAAGCCGTCGATGATGCGGCCGGATTCGTCAACGATAATTGGCGGTAAAGTTTCCCCTGCCAAGAGCGCTTCGGATAGCCTTTGCACATGGCTCCCGTCCACCTGTGATCGAGGATACAAACTGAAATCCTCAACTAATTGGGCTGCCTGCATCTTTTTCATTTAAGACATCCTCCCATGATGAGCCTTGCCCTGCCATGCCTCACCAAGCCGGGGCTTATGTTTTTACAAACCATTAATGGGTAGCCCGCGTTTACGAGCCTCCAATAATAACTTGGTATATTTGGCTCTAAATTCTTGGTCTTGAAATGGGTTGCCCTCCTCCAGGCTGATTCGGGTGGGGATGGTGGTGATCAGGCCGGTGCTTTGGTAAATCTTCATCAGCACGTCCTGGGTCTCCTTGGCCAACCGGGCCCACCCCACTTTGGAACTTTCACTCTGACTGAGCTCACACTGGCGCATGGCATAGCGGGACAGGTTCTCCAAAAAGGCAATTTTACGCCCCAAAAGTTCGCCCTGGTTAACCCCCTCCACCATCTCCCGGTTAAGCCTTTCAGCCACCCGGAGGTCCTTCTGCACCATGCGCCGGGAGATGCCGAAATATTGAGCAATTTCCCTGACCTTGGCGCCTCTATCAAACATTTCCTGGATCTTCAGGGCCCGCTCCCGACGGCGCCAGGAAATGGCCTTGATTTGGTCCTCCCCCTGGGGGTTTTGCGAACCCACAGGTTCACCTCCTAACCTTGGGTCTGGCCCTGCCCAGGCGTTTACAGTGAAGATGGTTCACCACCTCATCCCCATCAAAAACCATGACGTTCCACGGCGAGAAGCAGCGCTTGCAAATCCACAGATGGCACCGGTCAAATGCCGACATGGGTTTCGGTGGGCCGGCATAAGTGCAGCCCCAACCCTCTCCGGGCTCGCCTGCCGACTTCCACCAGAGGCAATATTCGCAGCGCAACCAGGCGGGGGCGTTCATGCGGCTCCCTCCCAACCGGCGAAGAAATATCTCAGGGCGTCCAGGGCGTGATGGCGGCCCTTGCCGGGTTCGTGGACCATGTAGCCCTTGAGTTCCGAGATCAGCTCTTTGCAGCGATGATGAATCAGGAGGCCCGGCCGGCCGTCGGGCCTGACCTTCAGCCAGCGGCGCACCAGCTCCTGGCCCACCTCCACCGGGCGCCTGGGGGCCTTGACTTCGATCCCCAGGATGTCCGACAGCATGGCCCGCTTGTCGGGGTCGGAGGGGTCGGCGAAGGCGTCGGTCATGGTCCCGTAACCGCTTGCCTGGTGTTGGGCCAGGATCGCCTTGCCGTTTTCCAGGGTGGTGCGGTAGCGCTGGTAGTATTCGTCCAGCACCAGCACCCGCTCGCCCCGTTCGATGGGCTGAATCCACAGGCAGGCGAAGGGGTTCTTGTAGCCGAAGTCGATGCCCAGATAGAGCTCCCCGCCGGGGCGGTAGTCGAAGATGGCCAGATTGCGGTTCATTTCAGTTCTCCTTGCCTCGCCGCACCACGCCATGCCTTGCCAAGCCTCGCCCCGCCGGACCTTGCCATGTTCGACTCATCACTTCAAATCCTTCCCTTTGATGCCGGTTGCCGTCATGAATGCCGAAGCCGCCTTTCGCTTCAGCACCGCCTCTGCCTGGTAGGACAGGCTGCCGTTCGGGAAAACGACTCCGTTAGCTTTGAGCACCTGGAACCCACTGATCGCCGCCAGGGAGTTCACCTGGGCCAGTTCGGCCCAGTCGTCGAAATCGACCCTGGTCTGCTCCCAGATCTTTTCCAGGTCAATCTCCTCCCCTGGCTCCGGCGGAAGAACCTTTTTCACCCGGGGCCAGGTGGCGGCCAGGCGGAAGAGGGTCTGGTCCTGGGCCAGCAGGGCCGCCCCCAGGAAGCCCTGGGGATCGTCGGAGCCCCGGTAGGGAAGCAACGCTTCAGCCCAGCCCATGACAAACCTCCTGGGAGCTTTCGCCGTCCTGCCGGGCTTCCTCCTCCTTCAGTTGCTCTAAACCGATGCGGGCCAGTTCCATGAGCTTCAGGAAGGCGGCGGCGGAATTCTTGATCTGGCAGCGTTTCTTGATCCGCACGATGAGGTCGAAGAAGGCGTCGTAGGCGTTGAGATTTGCCAGGTACACCGCATCCCCGGCAAAGGCCGCGGAGGTTTCCTTGAGCAGTTGGTCCAGGTCCTCCAGTTCCTCGGGGAGGAACAGAAAGCTGGTCAGTTTGTAGCGCAGACGTTGCTCGGTGATGGCCGCGAACTGGATGCCCTGGAGGGCCTTGAGGGTGTCGGAGTCCAACCCGGCGTACATCCGAGCCTGCACGTCCTTGATGCTCTCCCACAGTTCTTTCAGGATCACCAGGTCATCCTGGCCGGCGATGGCGTTGTGGGAAAGCTGAATAGCCAGGCGCTCGTCCATGTCCTTTTCGTCTGCGATTACCAGCACCAGGACCTGCTCCACCCCGGCTTGCCGGGCGGCCATGACCCGGTGGTTGCCGGAGAGGACCCGGAGTTTGCCGTCCTTTTCCCGGTAGCACAGGGGCAGAGAGGACAGGTTCCCGTCCTTTTTGACGTTTTCCACCAGGGTCTGGAACTGCTCCGCCTTCATGTAGCGGGCATTTTTCTCCAGGAGCTTGAGTTCGCCCGGTGCCGCCAACTCCAGCCGGTAGGGGAAAAGCCCCGAAAGCTTCTCGTTGAGCAGGTTCAGGACTTCTCGAACTTCTTCAGCCATAAGGGGATGACCTCGCTTAAATCCAGGATGCCCATGTCGGTCTCGTAGACCAGCTTGCCCGGGTCCCGCCGGGCCAACTGGTAGAGGCCCCGGTATTTCATGGACACCGGCTTGTCCGTGAAGACCATGGTGCGGCACTTGGGTATCTCCAGGAGAAATTTCTCTTCCAGCAACCGCCGCACCTCTCGGGTCTGGGTCACCAGGAGCAGGAGCTTGGCCAGGCGCCGGTAGCGGCAGGAGTTGACCACGAAGTCGGCCAGGAGGTAGACGTCGCCGCCCCCCTGCATCCGGGAGTAGATCAGGAAGCCGAAGACCTTGCCGTCTACCGCCGTCACCAAAGGTACCTCGCCGTCCGCCGGGATCCCCACCCCCTTGGAGAGGTACACGTCCCGGTAGTAGTTCACCACCCGGTTGGTGGTGGGGGTGATGGTCAGTTTGGACTCCGGGTTGATCTCGTCCTCGTCGCTCAGCCGGGGAAAAGGAACGAATTCGGCGTGCCGCTGCTGCTTCAGCACCCCACGTCGCAGGGCTTCCATGTTCGAGTAGATATAGACCGGCTTCATGCGCGCTTTCCGCACCGCCGCCACCAAAGGCAGGTCTTGCCATTCCTTGTCGTCCAGGAAAAGAAAATCCCGCTGCTTCATCTTCTCCAGGATGGCGGCCTTGCGCTCCGCGTCGATGAGACCGTAATTGGGCCGGTCCCAGTCGAAGATTTCTTCCAGTCGCTTGAACATCCGCTCGTAGCCCCCGGCGTAGGTGGGGAGAAAGGCGATGGCCACCGCGTCCTCCGGCATCTCGTCCAGGAAGTCGAAGATGTCTTTCGTGGTGTAGGCCTCCAGCCGGACCTCTTTCTTTCTTTCCCGGAGCTTGGCAACGGTGGCCTGGTGGAAGCCTTCGAAGTTGTTAAGATAGTGGGCCCAATGGCGGGCTTTGAAGAGGTTGTCCGCCTTCTCGTATTTCAGGACCTCGAAGAGCACCATTAACGCGGCGGCTTTGGCTTCCACGTCACCCAGGTAAGGCTCCAGCCAGGCGAATTTCTCTTCCCGGACCGCAAGATTGAAGGGCTGCCCCGCCAGGTAGGCCCCCAGGACCGAGGAATAGAGGCTCACGTCATTTCCCCGGATTTTCGCCTTGGGAGCATACCGTGACAGAATCTGCTCCACCGTAAAGGCTCCGGAGCAGCCCACCCAGACCTTGCGGCCGTCAAAGGCTGGGCCGTTGTTCCCCAACCATTTTCTGGTTTCGGCGTTTATGGAACCGATAAAGGACATCTTCCCCTCGCTTTGACAAGACATTAAAATGCTTTATAATTGACAGCATAGGAGGACAATTCCCATGCGCAATACGGACCTCTCTCCAGAGGCAACCTCCCCCAAAGGCAAGTCCGGCCGTAAAGCCCAGGCTGCCCCGGCCCCCCTGCTGGTCTCCGACCTTGGCTGGAGCAGTGAAGAGGCGAAAGAGACGCGGGCCCGGCTGGCTGCTCTTGAAGAAGACTGGGACGCCCCGGGGATGGAGGACTATGACCGTCTATAAACGGGGGGACGTAATCCTCGTCAAATTCCCTTACTCCGACCTGGTCAGATATAAAAAGCGGCCAGCC